TATTGGCGGGTTTGTAGAAAATCTACTACCTACAGCGGCGGCGATTGCAGCTACAGTTATGACCGATGGTGCAGCGGCACCTATGTTAGCAGATACTCTCGGTGTTGAAGCTGGTACTGCAGCAGCTATTGGTGGGGCTGGAATTGGTGGTCTAGCTGGTGGAGCTACCTCTGCTTTAATGGGTCATGGCTTTGGTACTGGAGCTCTTCAAGGCGCTCTTGGTGGTGGTCTAGCTGGTGCAGGTGGCTTGTTCTCTGGAGCTGACCAAGTTCTTGGCTCAGGTGGCTCATTGCTTGGTGGTGTTGGTAGTGCAACAGGTAGTGCTGGTGGTGGTTTTGGTATTGGAACTACGGGTAATACTGCTCTTACAGGATTTGATAGCGGTCTTTCTACAGGCGCTAGCTTAGGTGGTAGTTCTTTATCTCCTGCATCTGTTAGCGCACTTAATGGTGGCGCTTCTACTGCTGGTGGCTATGGCCTTTCTACTGGTGCAGCCGAAGGTGCAGGTGGTACTTTAAGTAGCCTAAGCGGTGCTGCACCTACAGCTGGTTCTTCCGCATTGTCTAATTTATCTAGCTTAGCTCCTAGCGCAGCTACTACTGGGGCTTCTACGGGGCTTGGTAGTTTATTAACTGCTAAAAATGCGTTAATTGCTGGTGGTGGTTTAGCATTATTAAAGGCTATGAACCAACAAAATGCTAAATATGGTGTACCTACAAATAGCCCATATGCAGCAGTTCCATCTAATTTAAACTATACATTAGCACAGCATACCCCAATGAACCTAACAGCTTCTTATGCTGCAGGGGGCCCTATTGAACCAAATACTTTAAATGGTGGGCCAATTAAGGATAAGTTATCCAATATTTCTACTGGTGATAATCAGATGTATCCTCAACCTGGACTGCATAGTAATGAATACGCTAACCCAGCAAATACCCCAGTTCCTGGAAACGTACTAACCGCAGCTACTGATACAGCAGTTGACCCATATACTGGACAGCAAAGAATGGCAAGTGGTGGTATTGCTCGAGCTAATCTAGGTGGCTACGCTGCTGGTGGTAATCCGCATTTATTAAAAGGTCCTGGCGATGGTATGTCAGATAATATCCCTGCTACGATTGCTAATAAGCAGCCTGCTCGTTTGGCTGATGGTGAATTTGTCGTTCCTGCTGATGTTGTTTCTCATTTGGGTAATGGCTCTACTGATGCAGGTGCTAAAAAACTTCATAGCATGATGGATAATGTACGTAAAGCTCGTACAGGTAGAAAGTCCCAAGGTAAAGAAATTAAAGCCGATAAGTTTATGCCTAAGTTTGCGGACGGTGGACAAGTAGACCCTATCGCAGCCGCAGCTCAAAATGCTCAAATGGCTAACCAAGGACTACAGAATCAAAATACAGCAGCAATACAAGCCGCAGCACCAGCGCAAAGTACAGCCCCAGCTGCAGCCCCTCCTATTAATGCCGCAGATCAAATGGCTACGTATAGAAATAATATGCTACAACAAGCTGCACCAAATGCTACAAACTTTGTTAATCAGCAATACATGCAGCAATTAGGTCGCCCTGCAGAAAGCGCTGGTTTAACAGCTTGGACTGATTTATTAAACAGTGGAAAAATGACTGCGGACCAAGTAGCACAAGCTATTAGCCAATCCCCAGAAGCAGCTAAAGTAAGTCAATATAGGTCAGCTATGGGTCAGTCACAATCTGGTGGCATGAATGAGACACAGGCTTCAAGTTTAGTTAATAGTGTATACCAAGGAAATTTAGGGCGTCCAGCCGATCCAGGTGGGGCAGCTTTTTGGATTCAAAAATTAACTTCTGGCGCAATATCCCCACAAAATTTCTTAGCTCAGGTTCAAGCTTCTGATGAGTTTAAAAATAAGCCAGCGGCTACTACAGCGTCTACAACGACAGATACTAGTGTACCAGCAGCAAGAGGTGGATTAGGTGCAACAATTCGTAAACGCAAAGCAGTATGATCTTAACAGTACGCCATATTCCTGTTCAGTTTATTGCGCAGACTTGGCCTTTAGTTGAGAAGTATATTGTAGATGCCCAGCAGTACGGAGGAGATGACTATACAGTAGAGCAGGTTCAAGTATATTTATCCACAGGCCAATGGGTACTAGTAGTAGCGGTAGATGAACAAGGTGTAATTCACGGCGCAGCAACGGTAACATTTATTAATTACCCAAAAGATCGTGTAGCCTTTATAACGTTTATTGGTGGGAAGTTAGTATCTAGTAAAGATGTTGTAGCCCAATTAGGGATAGTATTAAAAGGGTTTGGAGCAACTAAAATACAAGGTGCAGCTAGAGAATCAATAGCACGGTTATGGCATCGGTTTGGGTTTGAAGAACGGTATAGAGTAGTAGAACTGAAAGTATAAGGTGAACTTAAAAGTACAACACGAACTATTTGCTGACTGCGTTGCTGATTCTGCTGTATTAATGGCAATGCACTGGAAAGAACTGTATGGCGCCAGAGGATTTAGGATGGACTTTGGTGGTATTTCAGATTCAGAAACAGTTGGTGGATTTAAGTATTTTACTTTACGGACAGAAGAAGGTCAGTTAGTAGGTCATTTAGGTATGATGGTATTTAAACCTCCCTATTATGGCTTAGTGATTGCAATGGATATTTTTTACTATGTGTTGCCTGAACATAGAGGTAGTATGGCAATATGTAAGCTTTTAAAATTTGGTGGTGAGACGCTTAAAGCAATGGGAGTTCAGCAGGTTAATATGAGCCACCCAGTAGATAACGATTTAGGCATTATATTGAAACGTGCTGGATATACTAAAACCAGCGATATGTATAAATTTGGAGATTAATTATGGGTTCATTTTGCGGAACTTCTAATACAAATACAACTGCGCCAGCGGCAACGTCGGCAAATCAAACCCTGTCTTATGTTTCTCCATGGTCACAGCCATTAGCTACTAACCTAGTTAATCAGGCTGTCGCTAATTTATACCCAAATCAAACTACTAATGCTGATGGAACAATTAATTTAGGACAAGCTCAAGGGTATACTGCCTTCGGTCAAAACGGTGCTGGTATCGGCCCTAACCAAATGGCTGCTGCCCAGTCAGCTGTAGCAGGTTTTTCTCCATTACAACAACAAGCACAACAAGGCGTTGCTAACTTGCAGATGCCTGGTCAGTTTGGTAGTGCTTCTACTATGGCTCAAAATGCTGGTCAAGGATTACTAAATACAGTAAACCCAGCAATGGCTTATGGTAATTTGGGTTCTACTATGGGTACTCAAGCTGCTGGCCTCGCTGGTAATGCAATGAACTATGGTCAAGCTGGTGCTAATATCGGTACCCAAGGTGGTCTAGGTTATGGTGCTCAAGGTTCTCAAGCTGGACAAATGGGTGCTGGATATGGAGCCATGGGCGCACAACAAGGTGCTAGTTATGGTCAAAATGCTACTAACCCAAGTGCTGTACAAGCATACATGAACCCATATTTGCAAGCTACTTTAAATCCAGCTTTGCAATTACAACAGCAACAATTTAACCAGATTCAAGCGCAAAACCAAGGACAGGCTACTGCGGCTGGTGCTTTTGGTGGTGGTCGTCAAGCGGTAACTCAAGGTTTAAATCAACAGAATCAAATGCTTGCGCAGAATCAATTAGTCGGTAATGCGTATAACCAAGCCTACAATACTGCCAACCAAAATATGCAGCAGGCTGCGGCTCTCGGTATGCAAGGTGCAGGTCTTGGTATCCAAGGTCAACAAGCGGCTATTTCAGGTGCTAACACAGGCTTACAAGGTGTAGGTCAAGCATTAGCTGGTCAGCAACTTGGTTTATCTGGTGTTAACGCAGCTAATCAGGCATATCAAACTGGTATCCAAGGCGCTAATACTGGTCTTGCTGGTGTTAATGCAGCTCAAGCTGGATATACTGGTGCTAATACTGCGGCTGCTAACCTTGGTAATCTTGGTACACAACAACAAGCTGCACAACTTGGTATCCTTAATGCTCAAAATCAAATGGGCAATCAGCAACAAGCTAACCAACAGGCAGTTATTAATCAAGCTATTCAGAATTACGCCAATACTCAAAACTACCCAATGCAACAGTTCTACAATATCTTGGGCTTGACTACAGGTGTTCCAACATCTCAAACACAGACTAACTATACTGCGCCTCCAAGTGCACTTAATACAGCCGTTAACGCAGGTGCTGCTGGTGTAGGTGCTGCCCTTGTTAAAGCTAAAGGTGGTCAGATTAAAGAAAAGAAAATGGCTGCTGGCGGTATTACATCCTATAGTATTGGTGGTGTAGCCGCTTCTTTAGACAATATGACGGTTGATGAATTACGGAACCAAATAAAAACTAGTTCTAGCCCATTTATTCGTGAAAAAGCAACTGAACTTTATAGTGAAAAGATGGCTGATGCTATGGCTGCTAGACAGCATGGTGGTATGGGTGCTGGCATTGGTGCTGCATCTGGTGGTATGGTGAACATGGCAGGTGGTGGTATTGTGGCTTTTGCGCAGGGTGGTAGCCCTTATGAAGATGGTAAAGTAGGCGAAGGTTCTGGTGAAGCGTTTACTCCTGAAGAAATGTATGCTGGCGAACATCGTGCAACTCCATTACCTCCAGCTCAATCAGTAGGTGAATTACCTAAAGGTGCAAAGAAGTTTTCCAGCTATATGGATATGCTTCAGAACCAATATGGATATGGTAAGCCTTCAGAGTATGAGTTAGAGCAACGTGCCCAAATTACTAAAGAGCGTGCTGATGCAGAGAAAAGCCATGAGAACAATCTTGCTTTAGCGTTAATTAAAGGTGCTGGTAAAGGCTTACAAAGCACATCCCCATTCGCTGGTCCTGGAATCGGTAATCTAATGGAAACTGGCGTAGAATCTTATGCTAAAGGCAATGCTGACTACGATACCCAACTTAAAGCACTTCGTGCTGGAGAACTTGATCTTACTAAACTTAATGCTACAGATAGAAACAACCTATTACATTATGCAATGTCTGGTTCCAGCGCTGAACAAGTTGCAGAAGATGCCGCAGCCTCTAGAACCGAAGCCGCTAAGTTACGTATGGCTCAAGTTGGTGGGGTTAATGCGGATCGTATGCAACTTAAAACGTTAAGTATCGCTAAAGACCTATATGCCGCAGATCTAAAAGCAGCACAAGATAAATTAGGTATTGATAAAGTTACCCCCGAACAGTCAGACGCTATTTATAAAAAAGCGCTTCAAAGAGCTGCTACTATGGTAGGCGATATAAATGCAGTTAAAACAGGTGATAAAGGTGGCAAAGGTGGGAATGATGATCCACTAGGTCTTCGTGGCTAACTAAGTTAAAATAGGTTCCTATGGATATTAATACTATACGGGAAAAGTACCCCCAGTACTCGGACCTATCTGACCAACAGTTAGTAGATGGGCTTCATAAAAAGTTTTATTCCGATATACCGTTAGATGAGTTTCATGCTAAAGTCGGATTTGCATCTGAGGAGCCTAAAGGTAATGTATCTGTTGAGGGTGTTCCAGAAGCTACTATTGGTAGCCGGATTGCTGGAGGGTTAAAGCAGTCTTATGAAGACTATAAAACTTATCTTCAAACTATTGGTGCCCCCCAAGAAGAGCTTAATCGCCTTGCAGCAGAATCTTTAGATAAACAACGTGCGATTAGTAAAGAAATAGGGCAAACTCGTGGTAGTAAAGAAGTAGGCGAAGCCTATGATAAATCAGGTATTTTAGGAGCAGCTAAAGAAGTTGCTACACAAGCTCCAGGGTTTATTGCTAGTAGCTTACCTCAAATGGGTGAGGTTGCCGCAGGTGCTGCTACTGGTGCTGCATTAGGACTTGCTACTCCTGTGCCTGGTGGTATGGCTGCTGGAGCGATTATGGGTGGATTTGCTGCCCTATACCCACAGTTTTTTAGCCAAAACATTGCTGAACAATCAGAAGCAATGCAAGAATCAGGTATTCCTAAAGATATTAGCGCAGGTAAAGCAGCAGCTGCAGCTACAGGGCAGGCTCTCCTAGAAGAAGCGGGTAAAGGCTATGCTATTGGTAAGAACTTACTTACATCAATGCTAGGTAAGATACCTACTACTAAAGCAGCAAAAGCCCTTGCTACTGATGAGCTAGTTAAAGCTGCAGAATCTACGCTAAAAAATGTAGGTGCTGGTATGGTACGTGGTTCTGCTGAAGAAGCTTTCGTTAACCCTGCACAGGACATACTTTCTAGAGCACAGGCAGGAGAAGACTTATTCTCTAAAGAAGCCCTTAAAGGCTATGGCGAGTCTATGTATCAAGGTGCTCTTGCCGGTTTTGCAATGGGTCCTGTTACTGGTACCCTTGAAACTAGAGCTGCAAGGGGTGAATTAGCAAAGCAAGGATTAGACAATACTGGGCAACCTATTGCTACCCCCACACAAGCCTCTACTCAACCATCTATGGTAGTAAATGCGCAAGGTGCTTTAGTTCCTAACCCATTACAAAATACATCTACTAAGCAGCCTGCGACTACGCCAGTTACTCCTATTCCCACAAATGCACAAAGTAGCTTATTCACACCTGAAGAACTGCCTGCAACTAATAAAACACTAACTCCTGATACTTTAACTGGGCAGACTGAAGCTGGTAAGCCTGTAGAGATTGAAGCACTCCAAGCACCTGAGCGTGCACAAGCTGAGATTGAGCGTAGTATTTTTGCCTTACAACAGCAAGAACAAACGCCTAAAGTTAAAGAGCAAATCGCTGCATTGCAAGAGCAATTACCTAAGGGTCCGGGGGAAACACTCGACATCCTAAAACAGGAATTTACTACACTTGGTAACAAAGGTGAAGCATTACAAGCACAAAAGCAAACGCTTATTGACCTTCGGGATAATACGCCTAAGTTAGCGGAGAAAGCTCCTATTACTGAGCAGATTAAAGCTATTGATAGCCAGATTGAAACTATTGCTAATAGGCAACAAGAGCTTTTAAAACAAGGCGGTGAATTTGCAAAGAAAATTACTACTGCTGAACCCGCTAAACAAACCATGGCGGCAGAGGATTTATGGGCATTAGCTAAACCAGCTGCAATTATTGATAACAAGATAATGGAAGGTTTTGGTTTAACTAAGAAAGCTCCTATCCGTAAAGCGCTAAATGGGTTAGATATGAATAGCCCTGAAGATAGAGAAACATTTATCAATGAGATAAATAAACATGCTATAAAAGGCGCTAAAATAAACGATAAAGCAGTAAGCAATTATTTTAGTTGGTTTTCCCCTAATCAGGAGATACAAAATGACGGACATACTGGAGATGTCAACGGAGCAACTGAGCGAAGCCTTCAACTGCCTAGCACTGGGATACAGACCGCCCCAGGAACTACAACACCTGCACCTACAGGAGTGGGAAGCGCTGTCGGAACTACTGAGCAACTTGATGGAGGAGCGGCGCCTAGTGGAGAAACTGGGACTCCTGCATTAGCCGCAACCCCTACCGCAACCCCTGTTGCACAAGCTACACCAGCTCAGGCTATACAAGCTACTACGGGTGCAACCCCTGCCGCAACCCCCGTTGCACAACCTATAAATGAAGTAGATAATGCGGTTCTTTTTCAAGCTGCTGGTGGTAAAACTAAACCTAAATTTATCTCTAGAGTTATTTCTAATACTATAAGCAAACTAAAGTCATGGGCAGATGCTTATGAAAATAATCAACTAATTAGTACCCAGATGTTTGGCAGGGGTCAAAACTTATTTTCTTTTGACGACGGGTTTAATAACCGCCTACGTGCTGGGTTTATGAATCTAGTTGATAAGGGCGAAATTAGTCTAGAGCAATTTAAAAATGCGATGCTACGGGCGTCCATGACACAGGCTCTGTATCGTTCTGAGATAGCGCATAAGTTCATGTCTATGGGTAATTTAGCCTATGATGCTATGACTAACCGCTGGACTGCAGTTAATGACGCAGTAAACATGAATAAGTTTCAGGACTTAATTAAATCTTTTGCTACCCGCACAGGTGTTGATGTGGATACTGCCTTAGATCAAATGTCTAAAGCATATGAAGCTAGTAGGGTTATGGAGTTTTATAATAGCTTAGCTAATACTCGTGCAGAGATTACTCGTACCGATAAAAAGATTAAAGAACTATCTGCTAATAAAAAACGTACTAAAGCTGAGTCTAAAGACTTAGATAAAAAACGAGAACTACTAAAAGAGCTTAAGAAAAAAGCGGAAGACTTAGAGCATAAGACTATGCACATGACCCGCCAACAAGCGCTTATCGGTATGCAGCTTTATAACGCTAATCCTGAAATTGGTGAAGGTACTCAGGTTTGGAATACTATGCGTAAGCGTACTATTGATTGGCTTGTACGTACTGGAGTTAAGACTGAAGAACAAGCCCAAGACTGGCTAGACTCTATAGCCTATGTACCATTCCAACGTGTTATGGATGAGGATGAAGCTTTAGGGTTAGTTACATCTAGAAAAGGTATTAACGAAAATATGACTGACAAGCGTATGAAAGGTTCTATGCTTGAGGTTGATAATACTATTGGTAATATGTATCAATGGATGCAATGGTCTATTTCTAGGGCTATCAGTAATCAGCAATTAAACGTAATGCTAGATTCTTATAAGTCTGTAGCCCCTGAAGAAGTACGTGAAGGTGAAGGTAGCAGGGGTAATACATTTACAGTGTATCAAGATGGGGTAAGGCGCCAGTACCATGTAGCTAATCCGGCTATTGCACAAGCCTTTATGGGTATTCCTACAATTATGTTCCCTGGTATTGGGGCTTTTCGTGGGTTTAAAACTGCATTTACGCACGCATTTACTCGCTTGCCATTATTCCCTACAGCTCAGTTAGTATTTAAAGATACATGGGAAGCGATGCTTACATCGGGGTTAAAACACCCTTGGATGCTCCTAAAGCAAATCCCTGCTGAGATTGGAAAAACTATAATGGGTACGAGTGAAGCTCGTAAAGCTTTGTCAGAAGCGGGTGTTTTATCCACCCACGACACACCATTTTTAGGTGATGCAAACGATACAGCTACTAAATTAAATTTAAAAGACCCAAATGTCTACCGCAAGACTATGCGTGCTTTAGATAAATGGGCAGCTCTTAATGATAATATGTTACGCCAAGCTGTCTATGCACAAACTATAGCAGAGGGTGGCACGCACGCCCAAGCAATGGAAAAAGCAGTTGAGATATTTAACTTCCGCCGTCAAAGTGGTAACGTTGGTATGCAGATGGCTAGCCAGATTATCCCATTTATGAACGCCTTTGGACAGATGCAGCGTATCACTATTAAGACGCTCTCAGGGTCAGGTCTTTCACCACAGACAAGAGCGGCTGGGCTATCTACATTAGCAACTACATCCGCAGTTCTAGGTATGCTTTCGTTTATGTACGCCACTAGTGTATCTGACGATGATGACTATAAGAAAATGAACCGTATACAACGGGATTCGTCTTTTGTTATTCCGGGTACAGGTGGACTTCGTATTCCTATCCGTATGGGCTTGCTTACTATGCCTAAATTAATAGGTGAATACTTATACCATAGTATTGCAGATAAAGGATATACAGATCCACAAATGTTCAAGAGTGCTATGGCTCGTGCAGTTAAACAGCAATTTGAACCCCCTATTGGTGGCGCTATTCTACCTGCTATCGGCTTAGCTACTAACCATGACTTCTTCTACAATCGTGAAATTGTCAACGCTACCCAACGTAAGCTAACACCTGAGCTACAGTTCACTAAAAATACAACTGAGCTATCAAAAGTATTAGGGGCGCAATCAGGTGTTTCTCCATTGCAACTAGACTACCTATTTAAATCCTATCTAGGCCAGTATGCGAGTCTAATCGCTCTTACGAATGACAGCATTGCTAAAGAACGTGGGGTATCTCGCCCAACTTCTGAGCACCCTACAAAAGACTTCCTAATGAACCTTCCAGGTGTGGGTAGCTTCGTAACTAAAGAAGATGCTAATGGTGCACTATCTGATTTTTATGAAGCGGCACAAGGGGTAGATACTATTGTTAATAGCATTAAGAATCAGGCTAAGTATGATCGTGAAGGTGCAAAAGCTCGTTTAGAAAAGAACAAAGATAAGATCAATGTTAATACCCAAGGTATCGAACGTGCATTAGGCAATCTAAATACAGCAGAAAATATCATCCGTAATATGCCTGATACCCAAATGGGTCCTGATGAAAAGGCTGCAAAGATTAAAGAGATTGAACGTAAGAGAGAATCTCTAGCTGCACCTATAAATAAAATAAGGCAAAAGCTCTATAACGAGAAATAAAAAAATCCCCGGAGGGAACCGGGGACTAAAGAGTTATACAAGGAGAGAGCAAACAAGAAACATTTGCTGACTCAAATATACACTAGAAACTACTTAATACGCCAGAATCTTATACCAATTTTTTCGTTTTCAATTACTTCTTTATATACCAAACTTATACGATGTTGTTTAGCTTCTACTAAAATTTCTTCGATAAGTGGTTCAGTATCTAAAGCAGGAATGAAAAAAGAAGCTCCCAGCCCCATCAAGCGCCACTCAATGATGACTGGGATTCCTTCATTTCGAACCATCGGCGGGTACTGGTGGGATGGTTATTTCAATACCAAGTTTATTTTTATCAATGCGTAGGGCGCTAATAGCCGGAGTATTTAACGCAGTACCTTTTGCCATCCCTTTTTTCTTGACGCAGCATTCAGGGTCATACTTCTTCAGATCATCAACTACCCCTTTGTAGCCGATTTGACGTTCTGTACACCACTCACGAAACTTATCTACAGCAATCCAAATAAGGCTTGTATCAGGTTCATAGCGAATAATAAGCGACCCATAGGGTGTAACCATCGGTGCATGACTTAAGCCAGTGCGTTTATCATTCGCATCATCTACTACCAACATATGTCTACTTTGGAATTCGTTGAGGAATGTACCAATACTACCTTTGCCATCACGCTCAGCAGGTTTAACGCTTTCACGCAACTCGCTAAAGTATGTAACAGCCCAAGCCCAAACCTTAGGGATGTCAATCTTAATCAGACCAAGCTCATCAGCAATCATAGCTGCAGTAAAAGCTGTAGCTGCACCAGCGGAATAGAAACGTTGCTTTTGCTGTAACTTAGCTTCGGCATCAAACTTCTTCTGTGTTTCAGTTAGGAGTTTTTTAACTGCATCTAGGTTATTGACCATATACTGAATTAAAATTGGTCCAGCATGTCCATAGTTTTCCGGCAATGCGTGCTCAAATATCTCATCGCTAGTTTCCTTATCCATGCTCTTGTCTGCTGAAATACCAATCTCGACAATACGTAGTTGCTCAGATTCAGGAGTAGCTTTCAGCGTAGCCATCTTATCGTGCATACTGGAGTTGCCTGAAAAGAAAGCTGGTAATGACCATGTAGTATTGTTAATGCGCATCTCGTTAGCATTAGACTTCATGCGGTTATTAGAGCGCCCTTGCGATACACCATAAGAAATGTTACTGACTCGGTCATTTTCCATATTGGTAACCTCATCCGTACAAACAGCGATATTGTTATATACCCCCATTTGATGGAACTGAGACTTCAATGTATCACCTGCAATTAACATCATATCTGTAGGATTACCCCAAATACTATTAATAACTTTTTGGATAGTAGTCTTACCAGTACCCGATTCGTTCTCCATAATGGAGTAAATTAAACCCCTTTGATTTGTGAACTTTAGTAATGGTGCGCCTAGCCCTGCAAAAAACAGGAATGCCCTAGCCTCTTGGTCGGGTCTGCCATAAGTATTAACTACCCGTTGCCACTCCTCTATGGTACCTTTTGGTTTAAGCATAGGTACAAAGAACATAGTCGAGTTAGATGGTGGGGAATAGTTGATACCTGCAGATGAAATCTCTCTATCTCCGATAATAAATTTGGTATCGTTATCACACCAACCGAACTGGGTGCGCATCTTTTCCGATACATCTCTATCCTGTAACTCTTTAGTAAAACTAGTTATGTAATCCATAATCTCCTTCATTTCATTACTAGTGCCAATGACTCCATGCTTAGATACGGTTTTCTTAAACTCATCTGAAGTCATCAAGGCTTGGTTAGAACAAGCGAACTCTCTTACACCGTCTTTAGGCATGTGGACTCTCATCCAAACCATATCGCCTAAATCAGGGTCAACCATACGTTTAACTACATAGAAGTCATGCTTAAAAATTAACTTATCTTTCTCTACTTCTTCACCAGTATCTTCCTTGCTAAAGCCTTGTTTGTAGATACCACCCTGTCTACCTCTAAAATATGGGTATGGTAGTTCAGGAATCTTATATGTAACTTCCCCAGCAATTTCTGCGCTAGGTAATGTAACAATGTTTTCTTCCTCAGTAGCCTTAGCAATCTTAGCGTTAATAGATATAGGGCTTGTGATCTTACCTTTATGCTTGCAACCATCGCATAAGCCGGGGCTTTGCTCTTGAATAGTCTTGCAGTGATAAGGCCCACCTATGTCATTAGCTTTATTCTCAGTATCTTGGAACGTATACTCAGGGTGATTCTTAGACATAGCATGGATAGCAAAATCCCTATCCTCACAAAACTGTGCAATAGATAGCCCTGCACGCCATTGGTTATAATCAATAGTCTGCTGGTTCTCGTAGAAGTATGTAAGCTGTGGACACTCTTGAGACCGCATGATCTCTTTGAAGTAGGTGATCTTATTACCCAACAATCTACGGGTAGTCTCATCCATAGGGCGACGAGGTGCTTTGGTAAGGTCTAGCTCTATTTCAATACCCTGCATTACCTTTACCCGAAAATCCTCGTAGTCCATGGATGGCTGTTTAACTTTCCATTCCACAGGCAAAGGAGGATCAGCCTTAAAGTTAAGGGTATCAGGAATACGTAATACACAAGCTACATCAGTAATCTTAGAAGCATCAGCGATAATATTTAAACGCTTGAGTTGAGCCTTCCAAAACTGGCAGGTCTTTAACCATTCCTCTTTCTCAATAGCTTTATCCATAGCCCAATGGACATGCAAGCCATTACCCGAGAAAACTACGTTAGGGATGGGTAAATCTAATTCTCTACGTAAACGCTTAATATCTTCTAATGCTGCTTCTCTTGTTGCATACCCTGTAATCTTGTCAGGGTCACTAACATACTTCTCACCACAATCTATATCTAACCAAAATGACTTCTGCCAACCTGCATTTATTGCTTTCCTGTTTTCATTAGTGATAAATTTCGAGCATCCGAAATACACATCTTTCTTTTCATCAAGTAGTTTTTGAATTAATTTCTCAGCTTCTTCAATCGTTTGTGCAAAGTGTGTAATCGGGGTGGTTTTTTTCTTGTACGTCGCTATACAATACCAGCCGAGACCTTCCTCAGGTAGTACCGTAGAGAGAAACTTATTCCACGAGGTCATTTACATCCTCAAATTACGCCGACAATAATCCTATCAAGCTAGGTGGCGCCTAGCTATCTAGTTGGCTCACGCCTTCTTTTTTAAATACTTATAAATCTTTACTTCATGGATTTTATTAGGGACACTTTTACCTAAAAACCAAGCGTATATAGCAGTGCGAGATACGCCAAAATGCTTTGCAACTTCTATTACGGAAATATCTTTATCAATACATAACCTGCCTAACATTACCCCTACTAGGTCTTGGTTAGCTTTAGCTACAGCCTTAGCAAATTTTACGGAATATCCAGTCATATTATTCTTATATTAGGTAGGGCTAGCGGTCGTTTATTTCGCTATTTAAGTATTCAAACACCCTGTTACTATTATGCCCAGTCGTCTAGGACAGCGTTAATATCTTTAGGCGTTTCCGCTTCAGTTTTCTTAGCACGCTTTACTGGCTCAGGTGTGACTTCTTCCGACACAGCTGGTTCTGCTTTAGCTACTGGTTTAGGGGCTGCAATTGCTACTGCACTGTCAATAGCTCCTGCTGTTTGACCAATAGCCGCTTTAGCTTCTGCTGTTTTACCTTTAGCCATTGCATTATTAAACTCATCTTCTTCCAAATAACGAACTGCTTTGAAAGTAAGTTTTGGTGTAGCGCTAGATGTGTCAAAACGCATTTCTGTAACTACTGAAGTTACTGATACATTGTTAGTACCGAGTACTTTAACGTAGGCTTCCAAAGGCATCTTGCCATCTTCGCCCTTACCAAAGATTGACTGCGCTGGTAGGGTTAATTGGAATACATCACCTTGCTGGTCATTCTCTAATAGAACTGCGAGGCGACGGCTAAAACGACATGCACGACCACGACCACTTGAGTGTGAACCATCTACGTTTTGTGGGCAGTCTTTGCAAGTAGCTGACTGTGGCTTCTCACTCTTAGGATTCGGGCTTGTGCCATTATCAGAAAAGCAATCAGGTAACTTAGCGCCTTGACCTTCTGTAAATGTACCCTCGTAAAACGTACGGGAATTATGTTGAGCTGCACCGACAATAACGATGTTCATGCTACGCTCTTCATTTTTAGCTACTTCTTTACCGCCGACTACCATGCGGAAGACTGAGCCTTTAATAGAGATACGCTTTACGCTTTGACCATCTGAAGATACACCACCCATCAGGGCTTTGGTAGTTTCGTCTACACCGCCACGCAAGTGGGCTGGTAGGTTACCTTTTAACATACTGAGTTCATTAGCCATTATCATTTTCTCCTTGTTTCAAAAATACATAGATTTGTTCTGCTAAAGTTATTAGTGCATCAATGCCTTGTACATCAGACTTAGTTGCAAAGTCCATTGCCATAGCTCTTAATTGGATGTCGTTATTCATGTACTGCTCCTTGTGTTGTAGTTAGTGCTTCAATGTCCTGCTTTTTAAAACGTAATTTAGTACCTACTTTAAAGTGAGGTATCTTTCCTTCTCTGCATAAAACATAAATCGTTTGGCGAGAGACACGTAGTATCTTCGCTACTTCATCAACTGTCAATGGCAAGTCTTGCATTTTTACTTTCTCCTTACTGTTACTGTATACCGATTATTAATATTCATTCCAACTGGCATTAGCGTTGGGTTTTCATCTAGAAACTGCTTCATATTTGTTGTATTTATGCCTCGTGTTAGTACTTGAGGAATATCATGCTCCTTTATAAACTTGTACATGTTTTCCCAATCGGTGGTTTCGTATCTAGTTTTTACTGATCTAAATACTGTGCCATGTGGGGTCTTTAAACTATCTACACCTAACTCCTTGCAGATGCTCATTAGCTTTTCTTCTACCATTTGCATCTGTTCTTCTATTACTTTATCTTTTGCATCAAACTCAGCTTGTAGCTCAGCACGTTTATCACGCATCTTTATATAAGCTTTTGTGAGTCTATCAGCTAGTCCTTCTTCGCTCATATTTCCTCCTTGTTTTCTTTAAGTATACTCCATCTCTTAACAATGTCAACTAAGTAGTTCCCCGTATAGCGCCATTATGCTACCCTGAATGTCTTGTTTATTTTGTAACGCCTCATACAATTTCTTTTCTACGCTTGACCCCCGTAATTTAATTACAGTACATGGGTTCTTTTGCCCACTACGATGCACCCTAGCATTAGCCTGTGCATATGTCTCATACGATGTTATAGGACCCCACCAGACGATTGTATTTGCCGCATGTAGGGTAACGCCATGACTAGCCGCTTGGGGCTGTATGATTAAAACTCGTGGCTCAGGGGTAGTTTGGAACTTCTTAAATACTTCTGTACGTTTGTTTACAGGAACTCCTCCATGGATTACATCTACTGCATACCCATCCTGTTCAAGGCTTTCCCTAATTACCTCAATAGCGTGCCTAAAGGGGACAAATACAAGTACCTTATGGCTAGATTCATCAATAACTTCCTTTAATACTTTCAAGCGGTTAGACGCATCAAACTCCACAATCTCACCTGTATCTGAATAGACTGCCCCACAAGAAAGCTGGAGTAATTTATTCAAGTTTGCCGCCGCATTGATGGTTGTAATTTCCTCACCCGCCGCCCGTACCAGCATCTGTTTACGTAATAAGTCGTAGTATTTTTGCTGTTGTGAAGTTAGCGGTACTTCCCTTGTTTGGTAGGTAATCTCAGGTAAGTCAAGACATTGTT